AAGTAACACACGACAACTGAGAAAGGGACGTTGGGGTGGAGTGCTCGCCACGCCTTGGCATGATAAAGCCAGTTTACGAAGGTATTCATAACGGATGTAAGGAACGATCCGCTACTCATACCCCATGGACGTAAAAAGACGTATGTGCCAAGGACGTGCCAGCATCCACGAACGTTGAGGGCGACTATTACGCGTACTGAGTCTGGTTCTTCGTGAAAGATACAGACCATCGCGCAAAACTCGTCCTCCCCGTCATGCTTGTGAGAAAAGTCATAAGAACCGAAATCTCCATCTCTGAAGACTCGGTCGCCATGACCTACCAGGTTAACGTAAACCTGATCCCATTGTTGCCCGTAGACGTTTAAGCCTATGGTGCAGGGGCAGCCAGATGGGTCCTTTTCAAGCTCGTGAAAGAACATGTCGAAAAACATCTTCGTAACGACAAACAAATCGAGGTCATAAACCGAGAAGAGGCGAGTCTTCCCAAGCTTCACTCGAAGTCTGTCGCGGATCTCGTCTTTCAGAGACTCCTCTATGACACCGGCGCGTACTGGGTTTCCGCTCCTGATGTCATGAAGCATGTTTTCAATCATAAAATCGACCACTGGATCGATAGGGACTTCGGCGTCGCGACCTGGGAAGATCTGACGCCGGTTCTTATATCCCATTTTCTTGAGAGAATAACCAATTGACTTGGTCATATCTATACCCTTTGTGAGCCCGGGTATGCCATAAATGGCGTCAAGTTTAGAGACTACTTGGCCGGCTGTATGCCGGTTAAAGTTCTTTGGCAAGAACCCTGAGTAGTCTTCCAGTGGATCTGGGGCTGGTCCGGAGACAGACTGTGATGTGATCTTTTCGACCGCTTTCGCAAGTGGTGATATGCGCTCTCCATTTTCTCCGGTAAAGGGAGAGAGAGCGGCCGGAAGATCTGTGGTTGGTGGTATGGGGAAAGATTCGAAGTCAAGTGCTGACTCGCGGAGCTTTGTCTCCCCATTGATGAAGGACGCGTACTTATTGGACGGCACGCGACCTAGCCATTGGACTCCATTGGACTGCTTTTCAGGGCATTCCAACAGAGGTCCAGGTATGGGGTCTGTGAAAACCGTTACCTTGGGCACATAAGGCTCAATGTCTGATCGAAAGACATTCTTAGCGTACGTGGTCTGAGCTCGTCGATCGCCGGCTTGGTGAAAGCCAACGATCATTCCGAACTCATCAAGGTAAGGGGATCCGCACAAACCTGGTTCGTTAGGAATGCCGTGAAAGACGAGATCCGTATGGATAGGACCATAGGAATCGCCTGGGTTCGTGTGAACCTCGCGGCTTTCCCAAGAACTGGCATTGATGAG